TGGCGGGTTTCAGAAAAGGCTTCGGAGGCTGACCATGCTTGCCGTATTCGAGGATGTTTGCAATTTTGGCATTGCTGTCGCCGTCAGAGCGTGGTTCTGCAAATCCTATTTTTACATTGAAATTGCCGTCCCTGTCCTGCTTTGCCGGAGACACACCAAGCGCTGATTCAAGCTCTCCGGTGGAGCGGCTTTCAACCTTCGTGTTTTTGCCGACCACAGAGGAAAGATTGCTTTTTACTTTGTCAAATACGACTTCGGCACCGGCTTCCAGAACCTTCGGTATGATATCATCGGTTTTTTCAGCCAGCCTTGATACCTTCAGCAGGAAATCCTCCGGCATTTTGAAATCGACCTTAGCCATCTACGCTCACCGCCAATACTTCAAGATACATACCTCGGCCCTTTACATTTTCAACCGAGTATATGTTGTAGCGCTTACCTTCGCAGACAATAACATGGCGGGTGGTGAGTTCGATGCCGGGAATGGCGCGCAGGCGGAACAAGGCATTCACCTCATCCGACTGTGCCATATTGCGCCACTTTTCCGTAGAGTTCTTCTGCTCAAAATATGCCCTGACCGAAGCAAGTACTGTGTCTCCGTGATTAACGAAGCCATCGGCGTCCTTGACCGGCTCTGCCGATATGATTTCAATGAAGGAGTTCATCTTACCAAAACTCATGCTTACACCTTCCAATCCCGGTCAAGCTTAAGAAGGAGATTGACCGTGTTCCATACCTGCTGTCCCGCCTGTACATTATCCGCGAAAAAGCCGCCGGTGCTGCCGTCCCTTGATTCATAGAAATGGGACGACAGCATGATGACGGCCTGCTCTGTGGTGGGCTGCATCGGATAGTCTTTATAGTAGTTTTCCGGCAGATGCTGATAGCTTTCGGCATAGGACACGGCGGCGGTGATATACATTTGAAGCAGATCATCGTCCGCACTATGCTCAAGAATGAGGTTTGCCTTTACTTTTTCAAGCAGCGTCATACCGCCACCGTCCTTTCCTTATTCTTCTGTTTCCGGTTCAACGATTACAACAGTGAATGTGGCTTCGGGATAACCGGATGACCAAAGAGTGAACGACTTCGGTGTGTTTACGATCTCATCGCATTTGAGCCACATCACAATATCTCCGGCCTGCCCGCCGACAGCCGCAGCTTCGTTTGCGTCGGCTGATGTCAGGTGACTGCCGTTATACTTGACCGCCGTGATTGCGGGAAGTCCTGTGGAGATGAGGATAGCGACCCATTTATGCGTACCCTGTGCCGGATTCGAGCTCGCATATGCAAGCAGCTCGTCAACCGGAGCAGTGACAGTAATAACATTGTCCTCGATAGCAACAGATTCGACCTTGCTTTGATTTACTGTCATGTCTTCACTTAGCGAAGTGGGTGCCTTGGCCACTGTGACATTCCATGTATCTGGTGCCATAAGCCCCGAATCCTTCAGCTTTATCAGAAGAGCATTCAAATCGTCCTTGACTCCGGCTACATTTGTTGCTGTGCTGGCAGCCTGGTTAATGGCAGAAGGAAGCCCCGTTACCGAGGCTCCCTCCTTGATTTCAAGTGTTCCGCCGATGACGGTTTTTTCGCCGCCCTGTTCGGTGTAGTTTTTTGCGTTATACTCGCTCATATCGCATCCTCCTTAGGCCTTCTGCTGGAGTACCTTAATAGCCTCCGGCAGAACCAGCTTGCCGTCCACGCGCTGGGTAGCCATGAAGCCAACCTGACCCGTGGTAGCAAACAGCTCGTTCAGACGCTTGAAGCTGCGCCCCTGACGGTCGGCAATCCAGTAATAACCGAAGTCGCCGAATGCTATAGTCTTTGCGCCCGCCGCGATGGTGGGAACATAGGCAGAGGTGAACACAGGGCGGTTGAGGATGGTATCGGGAGTACCGGCGGTCAGCGAGGGCTGCCACAGATACTGACCCTGACCGTCCTTCAGCTTGCGAATTGCTTTGACGGTGGCATCGTTCATGATGAACACAGCCTTCTTGCGATACGGAGATTTCAGAGAGTAGAAGAGGTCGATAACCTCATCCACAGTGATGGCGGTCGCGCCTGCGGTGGTCGCGCCAACCTGTGCGCCGCCGGAAGCCGCGAAGATGCCGGTAGGCTTGCCGGAGCTGTCGCCCACGAAGAACGCTTCCTCTTCCTTGCTGCCCATACGACGGGCGAACTCGGTGGAGATGTAGCTCTGCAGGTCGAAAACGCTGTCGTTCAGAAGCTCATCGGAAACCTTGATAAAGGTGCCGAGCTTGTACGCGCCGATAGAGGTCTGCCCGAACACCTCATCGCTTTCGGGATACAGCTCCTCCTCGTCAAGCCAAGAAGCCGAGCCGTGGGTGGTAACAACAGGGATTTTGCGGTCGCCGGAGCTGGTCTGGATGATTTTGGCGAGCTTACGGAAGATGTTCTCTTCCTCCAGTGCCATGACGAGCGTATGCTCGAACTCGTCAGGGACGAGGTAACCGCCCTCGTTGTCGGTGCCTTCCTTCAGAGCGTTCATGACATCGTAGTGCGGATTCTTGGAACGCATCACATTCCAGAACGCCTTGCGGTATTCATCGGAAGCTCTGCCGGTCTTGTCCTCCGCAGTGCCGATACCGGGCTTTGCGGTAATGGGAGAGCTGGTGGGCTGTGCCATCGCAGCGTCACGCGCCACGCGGTCTTCCTCAATGGCAATCTGGTGCGCCATCGCATCCACATCGGCGAGCATTTTGTCATAGGTGGCGTTGTCCTCTGCGGACAGAACACCATCTTTGGCACGGGTGTCGAGGAATGCCTTTGCCGCGTCCCATGCCTTTGCGCGTTTTTCACGCATTTCGAGTACCTTTTTCATAGTCAAATACCTCCATTAAATGTATTTACGAGCTTGCAGCTTCTGCATAGCCTCGGTGATGGAAACGCCGATAGGCGCATCCGCTTTCGGTTGCTCCGCCTTCGGAGCGGGTTTGGGTACGAGCTTGTTCATCAGGGAATTAGTGACCGCCCTGCGGCTGAAAGCAAAAACGACATCTTCGGAGTGACTTCGTTTCGAGTCCTCCAAGATGCCGTCCGCGAAGCCCAGCTCCACAGCCTTATTTGCGTTCATCCAAGTTTCGCCGTCCATGAGGTGAGAGATCTTGGCACGGGATTGCCCAGTTTTGATTTCGTAGGCATTGATGATGCTTTCCTTCACCTCGTCCAGCATGGCGATTGCCTTCTGCATTTCCTCGGTGTCGCCGATTGCCACGGACATGGGATTGTGAATCATGAGCAGCGCCGTAGGTGCCATGAGCACCTCGGTACCCGCCATAGCGATGACCGACGCGGCGCTTGCCGCCAGACCATCAATCTTCACCGTGACATTGCCAGTGTAGTCCATGAGCATGGCGTAAATCTGAGAAGCCGCCACGCAGTCGCCACCGGGAGAGTTAATCCAGACCGTGATGTCGCCGCTGCCTCCCATAAGCTCGTCCTTGAACATTCGCGGTGTGATTTCATCGTCCCACCAGCTTTCGTCCGCAATGGTGCCATCGAGGTACAGGGTGCGGATGCCTGTATCCTCATCGTTGGCCCAATTCCAGAAGTGTGTTTTATCACGCGCCTTTGCGGGACTTCGTTTTACTTTGTCCATCTGAGGTTTCCTCCGTTTCTGTTGTTGTATTTGCAAACGCACCAGCGTCCTGCAGTTTTGTCATTGCGCCGTTGATAAGATAAAGGTCGCCGCCCATTTCTGCGGGGATGCGGTCGAGATTTTCAAGCTCTCGTATGTCATTTGCCGACATCCAGCCGTTTTGTCGAGCGGTCGCGTAGCCTGTCATGCGCGATGCGTAGTCGCCGCGAAGCAGTCCGTCCACATTGAATTTGGTGAATACAGCGCTTTTTTCGCTGTCGAGAAGGAGCGCCTTGTTCATTGCCTGTTCCCAGCGGATGACCCATGGGTCGAGGGTGTATTTCACGAATTCCAGCGACTGCTGCTCTATATTAGAAAAGCTCGACTTTTCGAGGTCAGCCAGCATATGCGGCGGCACTCTGAAAATTCGAGCGATTTCGTTTATCTGGAACTTGCGCGTTTCAAGAAACTGCGCCTGTTCCGGCGATATGGCGATGGGCGTGTATTTCAGCCCTTCCTCCAGCACCGCAATTTTATTGCTGTTGGAGCTGCCTCCGAAGGTGGACTGCCAGCTTTCCCTGATGCGCTCCGGGTCTTTTATGGTGCCGGGGTGCTCCAGAACGCCGGAGGGAGCCGCGCCGTTTGCGAAGAACTTAGCTCCGTATTCCTCCGCAGCCATTGCCAAGCCGACTGCGTTTTTAGCCATCGCAATCGGTGAGTAGCCCACAAGTCCGTCGTAGCCAAGACCCAGCACATGAAGCACATCGCTTGGAGCCAGCACAACCTCCGTTTCTTTTGCCTTGCCGACCTCCGGCGCATCATCGGTGGTTTTTGTGTAGCGGTAGTAGAGCCGTCCTGCCGAGTCGCGGTCGACCGTCATGCGGTTGGGCATGAGCGGATAGAGCGCCACCACCTCGCCACGCGCATTGCGAATTATCTGTGCGTAGGCATTGCCGGACAGAAGCAGATGATTCATCATCGTTTCCCGAAAGACGAAGCTCGTCATTTCTGGGTTTGGCTCATCGTGCAGCACCCGCCACAGAGGATGTCCGAGATACTTTTCCTTGCTACCGTCCTCGCCGTATCTATATAGGAAAAGCGGTAGTCCGGCGATGGCTTCAGAAAGAATACGAACGCAGGAATACACGGCAGTCATCTGCATTGCCGTGCGCTCGTTTACCACCTTGCCGGAGGTGGAGCCGCCCCAGAGAAAGCTGGTGCCGCCTCCGAGATTAGTAGGCTTGTCACGCGCCTTAAATATGCTTTGAAATAGTCCCATAGGCTTTTACCTCCTTACCAAATGAGCAGGCCGCGAGTATCGTATACACTCGCACCTGTATCGTTACCGCACCGAATTGCACGGTCGAGCGCCATGATTGTGGCGACCGCGCCGTCGATTTTCTCCGTGGATTTCTCCTTGTCGGGCTTGATATTGCCCGCCGGGTCGGTGCGAATAAAAATGTTATCCATCATCCAGCGCAGCACGGGCTGTCCGCCATGTGCCAGCTTTTCCTCCAGCGTCAGCTTCATGAGCTCCTTTGTCGGCGGTGACATATCCTTAAAGCCCTGACCGAATGGAACGACAGTAAAGCCCACACCCTCAAGATTCTGTACCATCTGGACAGCACCCCAGCGGTCAAAGGCAATCTCGCGGATGTTATACTTTTCGCCGAGCTGCTCAATGAACTGTTCGATGTAGCCATAGTGAACGACATTGCCTTCCGTGGTTTGCAAGAAGCCCTGCCGCTCCCAGAGGTCGTAGTTCACATGGTCGCGCTTGACACGCAGGTCGATGTTATCCTCTGGAATCCAGAAGAACGGGAGGATGCTGTATTTGTCGTCCTCATCGCCGGGCGGGAACACCAGCACGAAGGCCGTGATATCGGTGGAGGACGATAGGTCAAGACCGCCATAACAGACACGCCCTTCGAGGTCGTCGGGATTTACCGCAAACGCACATTTATCCCACTTATCCATCGGCATCCAGCGTACTGCCTGTTTGACCCATTGGTTGAGCCGTAGCTGCCGGAAGCTGTTCTCCTCGGCTGGATTCTGCTTTGCACTTTCACAGGCGGATTTGACCTTGTCCAGCCCGACCGTAATGCCAAGCGAAGGATTGACCCTCTTCCACACCTTCTGGTCAGTCCAATCGTCCTCCTGAGAAGCGCCATATATAACGGGATAAAAGGTCGCATCGTGTTTTCTGCCGTTCAAAATATCCAGTGCCTTCTGATGCACCTCGTAGCAGATACTGTTTGTGTTGTCTCCGGCGGTGGTGATAAGAAAATACAGCGGCTGCATTCGAGCATCGCCGCTGCCCTTGGTCATGACATCAAACAGCTTTCGGTTGGGCTGCGTGTGCAGCTCATCGAAAATGACGCCATGCGTGTTAAAGCCGTGCTTGTTTGCCACATCCGCCGATAGCACCTGATAATAACTGCCGGTCGGCACATAAATGAGCCGTTTCTGTGTTGCCATAATTTTTACCCGCTTCGCCAGTGCCGGGCACATCGTTACCATGTCCTTTGCCACATCAAAGACGATGGTCGCCTGTTGCCGGTCAGCAGCACAGCCGTAAACCTCGGCGCGTTCCTCGCCGTCGCCGCAGGTGAGAAGAAGTGCAATCGCTGCCGCCAGCTCCGACTTGCCATTCTTCTTCGGTATTTCGATGTAAGCGGTATTGAACTGCCGGTAGCCGTTGGGCTTGAGGATACCAAACACATCGCGTATAATGCGCTCCTGCCAATCGATAAGCTCAAAGGGCTGTCCCGCCCATGTGCCCTTGGTGTGGTATAGAAACTCTATGAAATTAACAGCGTAATCGGCGGCGTCCTTGTCGTAAACCGAATCACGTGCTTTGAATTTTGTAGGTGTGTATTTCTTTAGCTTGCGCAATCGCACCGCCTCCTCTCAAAATGACATAAAAAATGACCTGCCATCGGCAAGCCTTCAAAATCTATATGTACGAGACACACGCCGTTTCCGGCGCGTCCTATGCTATGCTGTTATCGCTGATTAGTGATTTTCGCCGTGAAGCAGAATCTCCAGCGCAAGCTGCGTGTCAGGGTCGGCGGGCTTGATGTCCCAGCCTCTGTCATAATTGCACACGATGGCGCCGTTACGCTTGAGCATCAACTTTGAAATCCTGCCGCCGTCAATGCCGAACTCTTCGCTGGGCTCATCGAACTGCTTCATCCAGTAATGAAAAATGCTGTTGTAAACTTTAAGGCTTCCTTCTCTCCACATGGTGCCACCCTCCTTATGCTCTTGCCACATCGACCAGCCAGCCGACTGTTGGATGCGAAATGCCTGTTGCAAGCTCCAGCCTGAGCTCGTCCTCGAAAACCATGTGAATGCTCTTGCCGACCTTGACGAACTTCATGCCCTCGCAGTCCGGCAGGCGGTGCGAAGGATGCGAGCCTTTCGCGTCTCGCCGCCGTAGCTCTTGCCGTCCCATCCGCCGAAGGTAAACTCGATGCTCTCGGCAGTCTTGGTGAAGCAGGCCTCGAAATCCGCTCTGGAAATGGCGATGTGGTTTTCGCCTATCAGTTTGAAGCTGTGCCTCAATTCGTAGTATGTCATTGTGGTGTGCCTCCGTGTGCTTTATTCCGTCGGGTGTTTTCCCTTCGGTAGTGTACATATAGCCATAGAAAACACAGGATAGCAAGCCGTTTCAGCAAGATAAGCTGCAAGAAACCACACAGGTATTTCCTCGCGAAATTGTGTAGTTTACAGCCGTCAGCGGGCTTGTTCGCAGCGGTGAATCGTGCTCAGAATCGACTCCTGCTCCTCGGCACTGACGCCAATGCTCTCCAGCGCCTCGCGGGTGCCACAGTCCGGGCAGATAAGCGTTTCATTGTCTGCTCTCGACAGTGCCGGAGCGCCGGAATAGAGCTTTCCGCACTTGGGGCACACGGTCATTTTCGTTACATTCTCCTTCATCACAATTCCTCCTTCGCGCTGTCCTTGCAGGCATCGATGAGTTTCTGCCGGTCGAAACCGAAATCCATATAGCCCTCACAGCAGGTTTCCAGATAAGCGTTGCTCGGCAAGCCCAGCGGTCTGTCCTCGTGCATGATATATACGAAGCACTGCTGTGTGCGCTGCTTGCCTGTCCTGATGCCGGTGATGGTAACCGGCAGCTCTTTTTTGTAGTAGAAGCTGGGGTAGCCCTCGTAGCGGTCGAGCCTGTGCTCGTCATCCTCCGTGACCGACCACACGGCAACGGGCACACTCGCGCCCTCCGTCGGCTCGATG